CTTTAGCTCATCACTTAATGTTTAAGAATAAATAATCTAACTGCTGAAAGTGTAAGAACATGAATCTAAAAGAAATACTTGTAGAATCAGAACCATTAACTGAAAGACCTGTAGGTATGTTAAAAGGTCTTGGACAAAATATTGCTGCAAAAGTTTTACCAGGTAGCTTAGGTGCAAAAGCTGCTGGTGCTAGAGATGCAGGTAAAGTGGCTAATCAGTTATATAAAGAATTTTTTACTTTTATAGGTAGGACGGGCGATAAGCCAACTAATGTTTCATTGGCTGCATTTTTAAAATCATTAGGTGTTAATGATACTATCATTAACAAATATACGAGCGGAAGTCAACCAGCGCAAGACACTGCAACTAATACGGCTCAATCAACTGCTTCTCAATCTCAAGATAAACCTAAGCGTGTGCGTGATTATAAAGCAGAAAAAGCAAAAACAGCAGCTAACAAAGCAGCAAAAGCGGCCGCTCAACAACAAGCACCTGCTGCACCACAAGCAGCAGCTCCAGCAACTGCTCCTAGAAAAGGATTTAACGTAAATGTTGCGCAGACAAAGGCACAAAAAAATACTGCTGCAACGGCTGCTGCTGGTAGTAATGCTATCCGATATAGGGTACCTGAAAGCAGAATAGTAGAAAACGTATTAAGAAAAGTAGGGACCAGACTATGAAATTTCTAGAAGTAGCAACTGTAAGAAACACAAACTATCTGTATGAAGGATTAAATCTCACAGAAGCCCGTAGTATGAAACTATGGGAAAGTGCCGGTTATGCTATTTCTGAAGCAGAACTTACTCCTCAACAGATAGAACAACTATTTAAAGATCTAGAAGCAGGTGCTGTTGCTGGCGGCGGTAATAGAACAGCATTAGGCAAAGGTAAAGATGTTGCTAGTGCTGTTAATGCAGCGTATGGTGATTTAAAAAACAAAATAGCCAATAGTGGTCCTATTAAAAATATGGATGCACAATATGATCAAGCTGCTGAGAAGCTAAAACAAGCTACTGGTGGTGATCAAGGAGTTATGAAATATATACAAAAGTATAGAGATCTTGCTAAAAAATATCCAAAAACACAATCTGCAATATATGCTGCATTGATTGCTGCTGCTGGTATTAGTGGCGTTGGTGTTGGAGGTGCTGCTGCATTAGGGTTATTAAAGATGACCGATAAGCTATTACAAGGTGAGAAGCTTAGTTCAGCTGCATATCAAGGTGGTAAGACTGCCGCAATATCACATGTTGCTGGACAAGTAGGACAACATATACGTGGCGATCATGCGGTTCCAGACGGTCCTAAAGTTAGGACAGGTGCTACTAGCAATACTTCAGGATTTGGTGCTAGTAAAATAGTCAATCGTCCTGATGATTTTAGTTATGGACCACAAGATACTAGTCATCCAATGAAAGCAACCGGAAATGCAACGATTGATAAGTTTAATGGAACAAGCAAAGGTGATGTTACACAAGGTTTTTCAACTGACGTTGATAAGGCAATAGCAGATCGAAACGCACGATATAGTGTATTTAAAAAACCAACTGGTCAAGTTACAGGTACTGGAATCTCTCCAACTGATTCACATGGTTTAGGAACAAAACCAACTGCTTTTGGACAACCTACTCCGGATGAATATCCTGGTGCAAAACCAACTGCTAGTACAGGTGATTCAATGTTAGATACACAAAATGCCGAATTAAAATCTAATCGTGATCTTCAAAATGATTTTGCGAAAAAAATGGGATTAACTGGTAATAGTCATAAAGCTAGTTTCTCAGGAGGAGTACCTACTGAAATTGATGGAAAACCAGTTCCAGATAATCTTTATACTGATCAACAGAGAGCAAATATTAAAGCAGCAAAACAAATGGCTTCACAAATGCAAGGTGATTATAAAGATGTAATGAATCATCAAGCTAAAATAAAAGCAGACTATGATGCACAGATGCAAGCAATGGATAATGCAGTAAAACGCGGTGCTACAACAAAGACTGGTAATTTTGAATCTTTTAATCGTAGACATTTAGATAGAAAAGCTATTGCTGATTTATTTGATAGTATTTGCATGAGAAATAATCAAATGATAGCAAGCGGAATACTTGTTGAAGCTCCTGTTAATGCACAGTTTGGACAAGAGTTAAAACCAACTTCTGTTAAAATGAATAAACCTAGGATGAGTGTGCGGGCAGCAACTAATGCTCCTGCTCAACCAACTTCAACAAGTGGAACAGCAACTGCTAACTTTGGAAAACAATATGTGCCACCAGCTGAACAACCAGCAGCTAACCCAGCTGCCGCAGCTCCTGCTAAGCCAGGGTTGTTTGGAAAAGCTGCAAATGCAATTGGAGCTGCTGGACAAAAAATAGCAGGTAGTGCTGCTGGTCAAGCAGTAGCTAAAGGTGCAAGTGCTGCTGGTCAAAAGCTAGCACAGACTGGTCAAAATCTAACTAACAAAGTTACAACTGATAAGTTAAACAAAGCTTGGAGAGCAGCTAACTCACCAACTGATTCAGATCAGATTGCAGATATTGTGCGTAAAGCCGGAGTTAGTGATGATGTATTGTCGGCTACATATAAAAATATGAAATTACCTGCACCAAAAGCAGGAGCTCCTCAACCTACAACAGGTGCCCAAGCTGTCGGAAAAGCCGCAGGTGCTGCTGTTACTGGAGCAAAGAAACTTGGAAATCTAGCTGGTAATGCATTACAAAGTGCTAAAGCAGGATATCAACAAGCTACTGCTGGTCAAAAAGTAGCAGGTAGTGCTGCTAGACAAGCAGCAAACGGAACTCCTAAAGCAACTGCAACTAACACACCATCAACACCTGCTGCACCATCAACACCTGCTGCACCATCAACTACATCAAATAAAGTACAACAAGGAGCACAAACTGTTGGTAAGGTTGCTGCCGCAGCAGTTACAGGAGCAAAAAAGATTGGAAAAATAGCTGGCAATGCTATACAAGGAGCTAGAGCAGGTTATCAGCAGGGAAATACAGCAGCACCTGCACAAGGTGCAGCAGCGCCACAACAGGCAGCACCTGCACAAGGAAATATGCCAGCACAAGGTGCAGCACAACAGCAAACAGCTCCTGCACAAGGTGGAGCAGATACACAACAACAAGCTGCCGGCCCTACAACAACTTATAATAAATCGCAACTTAATGATATTTTTATGAAAGTAGCAAACGATTTAGCTAGAGGAAACTAAAAGAAAGGTAATCCAGTTTTCTTTACTGTTTCTAGATTTTCTTTAATAACATCTGATATAATCATACGATCTTCATAGCAGAGAGAGTACGCTTCGTCTAAACTTACGCCACCTCTCATATACCAACAAATTTTAGTTAAATCTAACTTTAGTGCTTTGGACTCCTTTTCGAGGTCATCTACCTCTTTTAGGATCTCTTCGAGATCCATTCCAAGGAGTCTCATCCGAAAAAATTTGATTGGTCAAACGTTATTGGAATCTCATATTCAGCAGGAGCTCCTGCTTCTATATCCATAGCACTTGAAGTAACCTTAAATGGTTTAATCCTACTGCTATCTCGCATTTTTTCTAGATGTTTCATCATCTTATCAAATACAGATTTATCACTATTATTAAAGAAATCTTTTATTTGTTCTTTGTTAGTTACTTTACCTTCGGCAGTGTCTATACAAACTATACTATTGATTACAACATCAATAGTTAAATCAGTTAATCTACGGAAGCTTTGAGAAAATGATGCAAGCTTTTGTTCGTCTGGAATATTATTATCGTTTACTAGACGGAAAATACGCTGTTCTTCAAATGTCTTGATAGTATTTTCTGTAAACTCTTTATATGTACTTGGACGAATTTCAATATTCATATCATCACTTATTTCAATATAAGGTTCAAAAGAAAAATCTGCTAGTTGATCTAATAAGACTCTCAAATCAACTTCAAAAGAACGTTCTTCACCTAGATTTGGAACCTTTGTATTGATATCTAACTTTTCGCCGTATGTGGCTAATCGGATAGCTATTAAAATAGCATCACTATCGATACTAGGCATCTTCCATGGATCTTTGATATTAGGAACACAGCTTTTTATAACAGAAACAGTAGCTTCACCATTGAGTAATGCATCTGGAGTTTTCATCTGTAGTTCATCTTTAGCAGTCATTGGGTATACAGGAAGTTCACCGCTTTCGGGCATGTCTAGAGCATTTGTAGGATAATATTGTCCTTTGCTTGGAAGTCTTAAATAGATCTTAGGTTGCCTAAAGTACTTCTGAAGTGGATTGACTTGAAGTGGTGATACCATTAAATTTCTCCGATAAATAAACTAACTGTCTGCTTGTGAATATTTATATGCGCAGATAACTGGTGAAAAATAAATGGCAAAAGACGTACAATTTAAAGGTGGAACATTAGACGGTACTGTTGTTGAAAATGCCGCAACTGAATCTACTTTAAGAGAACTAGTTACGGCTCTAAACAAAAAGGGCGGTGCTAGTGCAGGAAATGCTGGATTAGATTTATTCCAAAGATCGATAACAAATTCTACAAGCACCGTAAATGCAGCCACTAAAACAACAAGTGTATTTGATTCTGCATTAGATCGAGCAGGAAAAACAGCCAGTAGTTTTGGCGGAATATTTACTGGGTTAGGTAGTCTAATATCATCTGGAGTAAGTGGTATATTCAATGGTATGATTGCTACTGGTGGTATATTAGTTGATACGTTAAAAGAAAGTTATGAAGGATTTAAAGAAACAAGTGCAGTTGGTGCTACATTTAATAATAATATGATAGAACTACAACTGTCTGCTGCAAAAGCAAATATGAGTTTAGGAGATTATGTTAAAGTAGTAGGAGCTAACTCAACAGCAATGGCTTCTTTAGGTGGATCAGTTACAGAAGGTGCTAAACGATTTTCAGATTTAAGTCGTGATTTAACACAAAGCGATGTAGGTGAACATTTTAGATCTATGGGAATGACTACTGCTGACATGAATGAAGGTATGTTAGCATATATTGATCTACAATCTAGATCTGGTAATCTAACAAAGATGACTAATAAAGATTTAAAAGAAGGTGCAAGTGCTTATCTAAATGAGATGGATCTACTATCTAAAGCTACTGGATTGAGTAGATCTGAGATGGAAAAATCAGCAAAATCAAATGCAGCTGATCCAATCATTAGAAGTTTACAAAAAGGATTAAACCCTGATGAATTAGCAAAGTCAACTGCATCTTTAGCAATGGTTACAAAACTAGGAGGAACTGAACTATTAGAAGCATTTAAGAGTGGAGCAGCCCAGGTGCCAGATAAGATGGCACAAACTATGATGTTATTTGATGTTGGAACAAAAGATTTTCAATCAGCATTTAATGGTCAAAATGGGCCAAAAGGCATTATAGACATAATGCAAAAAATCACTAAAAATGCAGAAGCTGCCGGAATGGATCAAGCAGCTTTATTAAAAACTTATCCTGAACTAGCTGGACTAATGAAAGCTGCCCAAGAAGCACAGAGATTAGCTGCAATGAAACCTGAAGATCTTGCAAAAGAACAAGCAGCAAATAGTAATATAACAAGGATTATGGGTGAAACTGCTAATGCTTTTGAAAAAGTTTTTAGTGATCTTAAAATGGCATTTTTTGGTAGTGCTTTATTTGAAAAAGGCGGTCCTTTTGATGAAATAAGTGGTGTATTATTAGATTTCTTAGGAGAAATTACAAAAATGCTAAATGATCCTGTTATACAAACAGGATTAAAAGATGTTTTTTCAGAAATAAGCAAATGGGTGACTGGGTTAACGTCTAATCTTAAAAACTTAGATTTTAAATCAATATTTGCGGATATGCGAAAAGGTGTTACTGATTTCTTCAAAAATATGGATTTTAGTGGAATAATAAAAATAGTAACTGATTCATTCTCTAACGTATTTGGATCGTTAGGTACTATAGTAGGAAAGATGTTTGGCGGTGGCGGAAATACCGAAGATGATAAAAAGAAAAAAGAACTAGAAGATAAAAAAGCAGCAATACAGGCAAAAACTGCAAATGGCGGAACATTAGGCGCCGACGATCAAAAATCATTAGCTTCAATAAACTCAGAATTAGATGAACTTGATAAGAAAACATCAGGCGGGGGATTAACTAAGTTTTTCTCTGGATTAGTAGATACAATGAAGGATCTAGCATTTTATACAGCAGTTGGCGGCGGAGTTATTATACTAGGATTGGTAGCTTTAGGATTTGCATTAGATGGACTCGCATTACCATTATCAGCAATACTTTTATCATTAGGATTAGCAAGTGGCGGTCTTGGATGGATGTTCTCACAGTTAACACCGTTAGTTGAAACATTCGGAAATGTAATTACAAAAACATTTGATGGTGTATCAAAAATAATGGATAGCTTTTCAAATATAGTAAAAAGTGCATTTGACGGAGTATCAAATGTTATTAAATCTTTTTCAGATGCATTTGCAAGGATACCCGAAACATTAACTGAACTATCAAAAGTTAGTGCAACAGATTTATTAGCATTAGGCGGAGCATTGGTTCCATTATCAGCAGGATTAACTACGTTAGCTGCTCCTGGATTGGTAGCATTTTTCTTAGGCGGTAGTTTAGACAAGCTATCTGAAACTTTACTAAAACTTAATAGCATGAGTCCTGAAGGATTAGCAAAAACAGGATCAGCTCTTAAAAAGTTTGGTGATGATGTATCAACATTATTAGAAGGCGGTAGTTGGTTTAGAGGTTTAACAGGTAATGATGGCGGCCTTGCTACAATGGCAGCATCATTAAAAGTGTTTAATGATATTAATCCCGATCCAATAATAAAGTTATCTCCGGTACTAAAACAGTTTGGTGATGCAGCTCGTTCTCTTATCGAAGGAGGTAGTTGGTGGAAAGGACTTACTGGTAATGATGGCGGACTTGCTGGTATGGCAAAAGGTCTAGCAGAATTTAATAATATTAATCCCGATCCAATAACAAAGTTATCTCCGGTACTAAAACAGTTTGGTGATGCAGCTCGTTCTCTTATCGAAGGAGGTAGTTGGTGGCAAGGGCTTATTGGAAATGATGGTGGACTTGCTGGTATGGCAAAAAGTTTATTAGTTTTTAACTCAGTAAATCCTGATATAATAACAAAGTTAACTCCAATATTAGTTGATTTTGGAAAGGGTGCTCGTTCTCTTATTGAAGGAGGTAGCTGGTGGCAAGGACTTATCGGTAATGATGGTGGACTTGCTGGTATAGCAAAAGCATTATCAGTTTTTAACTCAGTAAATCCCGATCCAATAATAAAGTTAACTCCAGTACTAAAACAGTTTAGTGATACAGCCCGTTCTCTTATTGAAGGCGGTAGCTGGTGGCAAGGACTTATCGGTAATGATGGTGGACTTGCTGGTATAGCAAAAGCATTATCAGTTTTTAACTCAGTAAATCCCGATCCAATAACAAAGTTAACTCCGGTATTAAAAGATTTTGGTGCTGCTGCTCGTTCTCTTATTGAAGGAGGTAGCTGGTGGGATGGTCTAGTAGGAAATGATGGTGGACTTGCTGGTATAGCAAAGGCATTATCTGAGTTTAATATAGTTAATCCTGAAATATTAATAAAAATTACACCTGTGTTAGTAGATTTTGGCATAGCTGCCCGTTCTCTTATTGAAGGGGGTAGTTGGTGGCAAGGGCTTATCGGAAATGATGGTGGCCTTTCTGGTATAGCAAAAAGTCTAGCAGAATTTAATAATATTAATCCTGAAATACTTGCAAGCATTACTCCGATACTAGTTGATTTTGGAAAAGGTGCTAGAACGCTCATTGAAGGTGGTAGCTGGTGGCAAGGACTTATTGGTAATGATGGTGGACTTGCTGGTATAGCAAAAAGTCTAGCAGAATTCAATGCTGTTAACGGAGAAAATCTATCAACATTAACTCCAATATTAATAGATTTTGGAAAAGGTGCTAGGACACTTATCGAAGGAGGTAGCTGGTGGTCTGGATTAACAGCAACTGATGGTGGATTAACTAGTTTAGCAACTACATTATCTAGTTTCAATAAAGTAAACGGAAGCAACTTAGCTGCACTTGCTCCTGCATTAGTAACGTTCAATACAGGAGCAAAGACCCTTATAGAAGGTGGTAGTTGGTGGAAATCACTAACATCTAGTGATGGTGGATTAACTACATTAGCAACTACATTATCTAGTTTCAATAAAGTTGATGGCACAAATATGAATAATGTTGTTAGCGGAATGACTGGATTAAAATCTGCTGTTGATGTAAACTTTAAAGATTCTTCTGAAAATATATTAACTTTTAGAGATTCTATTAAAGAACTAAATGAAGAATTAAGTAATCTAAGCAATAAGTTATCTGATATTAAAAATACAGGTTCTATAGGTGGATTTGGTACTGGTAATACAAATGCTGCATCTAATACTCCGTCAACTACTATTGATTCGTTTAGTTCTTCAACCACTCCTAACACAATAGATAAGGCAGAGAAGTTAAATAACATGGTAACAGAACTAGTTGAGTTAACAAAACTTATTAGAGATAATACTAAAGATACTGCTGATGCAGCTAAAGGTCGAACTAAAGCGATATAGGATAAAGAATGAGCTGGAAAAAGTATTTTAACCCTGTTAATAGGGATGGTAGATCAAGTCCACTAGGAAGCCAGCCTTCTAATGCTTCTAGGACAAACTATACTTCATATCTACCTGATGTTTATACAGGAAGTCCAAATCGTATTGAAAGATATTTACAATACGATACAATGGATACTGATAGTGAAGTAAATGCCGCTTTAGATATTATCGCAGAATTTAGTACACAAAAAAGCAGAGAAAACGATACACCATTTTTTGTTAACCTACGTGACAAAGCAACTAGTGTTGAAATGAAGTTACTTAAGGATTACTTACAAAAGTGGACTAAGTTACAAAACTTTGAAACAAAGATGTTTAGGATATTTCGTAATACTTGTAAGTACGGAGACAGTTTCTTTATTCGTGATCCTGAAACTAAAAAATGGTTCTATATTGATCCAGGTAAGATTACTAAGATTATCGTTAACGAAAGTGACGGGAAAAAACCAGAACAATATGTAATACGTGATCTCAATCCAAACTTTACAAATCTAGTTGTTACACAGATCAATCCTTCTAATCAAAATACACAACCTGGTGGTACTGCTTATGTTACAGGTGGTGCTGGTGCAAGAGGAATGACTGGCGCTTATCCACAACAAGCAGGAACTAGATTTAGCATTGCACAAAATGAACATGCTATACATGCAGAACATGTAGTACATATTAGTTTAAGTGAAGGTTTAGATAATAACTATCCGTTTGGAAATAGTTTGCTTGAAAGTGTTTTTAAAGTTTACAAGCAAAAAGAACTGCTCGAAGACGCTATTATTATCTACCGTGTACAACGTGCTCCAGAACGTAGAGTATTTTATATTGATGTTGGAAACATGCCAAGCCATATGGCGATGGCATTTGTGGAAAGAGTTAAAAACGAAATCCATCAACGTCGTATTCCTAGCAATACTGGCGGAACTACTGTTATTGATAACAGTTATAATCCTCTTAGTATTAACGAAGATTATTTCTTCCCACAGACTGCTGAAGGCAGAGGATCTAAAGTTGATACACTTGCAGGCGGAACAAACTTAGGTGAAATTGACGATTTAAGATTCTTTACTAATAAACTTTTCCGTGCTTTGCGTATTCCAAGTTCTTATCTACCAACTGGAGCAGATGATGCAGCTTCTCAGTTCAATGATGGTCGTGTTGGAACAGCATACATACAAGAATTACGTTTTAATAAGTATCTAGAACGCTTACAAAGTTTAATGGAAGAAACATTCGATACAGAATTTAAGTTATATCTTGCACAAAATGGTATCATTATTGATGATAGTATTTTTAACTTAAAGATGAATCCACCACAAAACTTTGCTGCATATAGACTTAGTGAACTTGATACTGCCCGTGTACAAACATTTACTGCTTTACAAGAAGTACCATATCTAAGTAAGCGTTTTGCTATGAAGAGATTCTTGGGAATGAGTGCAGAAGAGATAGCAGAAAACGAACGTATGTGGCGTGAGGAAAACAAAGATATTAGCGATGCAGCTGATACAGCAAGCTCTGAGTTAAGAGATGTTGGAATAACTCCAACAGGAATACAAGACGGAATGCCTCAAGAAGCACCACCAGAAGGTGAACCTGGAGCAGAACCCGGTGCACCTAGTGCTGCTGTACCAATAGCAGGCGCATCAACAGATTCTGGTACTCCAACACCAGGACCTGTAGCTTAAAAGATAAATATGATTATGATATTACGAGAACTTTTTTATTTTAATAATGATCAAACAGAAATGAGTCAAGACGATCGATACGATCCTGATTCAGACGACTCTATTATGAAAAAGTCAGATACTCGTAAGATTAGACTTACGCTAAAACAGATTAATAAGTTACGTAGGTCTTCCGATTTACATGCATCAGAACATGCTAAGGATGTAAAGTTTGTTAGCAAGATGTATGCACCTCCTCCAGCACCCCCAGCATGAAAAAAACAGCTTTTGTATTAGGAAACGGTAGAAGTCGCCTAAATATAGATCTTGCTAGAATTAAAGATTTTGGTAAGATCTATGGTTGTAATGCTCTCTATCGAGAGTTTGAACCTGATGTATTAGTTGCAGTTGATCCCCAAATGATTATCGAAATTTGTGAAACAGGATACCAACTAAATCATCAGGTATGGACTAATACAAACTCTAAATTTAAAAAATATCAAAATTTAAACTTTTTTAAAAATCCTCGAGGATGGTCTAGTGGTCCAACAGCTTTATATAAAGCGTGTTTAGATTGCAATGATGAGATATACATATTAGGTTTTGATTATCACGGTATAAGAAACGAAATGTTTAATAATGTATATGCAGATACAAACAACTATAAAACTTCACATGACACTGCAACTTATTATGGAAACTGGTTAAGACAAACAGAAATGATATTAACTGAGTATTCATATGTTAACTTTTATAGAGTAATAGATGAAAAAACCAAACCTGTTAAAGAATGGGATGGGATGAGAAACTTTCAACATATAACATATGATAATCTAAAAAATAGATTAAAAGGATATTGAGGCAAAAAGATCCAAATGATCGCATTTTTGCCTATTTCAAGCCAATAAACAAAACTGTCATAAATACATATTGACAGCCTTAGCAATGACAAAGGAGATATCTAATGGCCACTAGGAACAAGTTTGAACAGCTACTCGAGTACGTAGTAAACGGCGAGCAAGCAAAAGCAGAAGAACTATTTCATGCATTAGTGATTGAGAAGTCACGTGAGATTTATGAAAGCATTATCGAAGATGAGCTTTCAAATGTCGACCTCGAAGAAGAAGTAGAGGAAGAAGAGGAAATGGACGAAGCCATCGAAGACGAAGAAGAAGAGATGGATGAAAACTTTGGCATGGAAGACGAAGCAATGGGCAGCGAAGAAGGTCCAGCTGGTGATATGCTAGATGACGTTGAAGATGATGACATGGGCGACGACGACATGGATGACATGGGTGACGATGACATGGATGACATGGGCGGTGAGGATGATGATCATGAGCTTCTAGTTAGTATGAAGAGTGATCTAGATGAGCTAATGTCAAAATTCAATGATCTAATGGCAGACGAAAAGAATGAGCCAGAGCATAACGACGGAATTGATGATCCAGATTTTTCACCAGTAGGTGACGAAGAAGGTGAAGAGGAAGAAGACGAAGGTATGATGATGCCTTTTGAAGAAGAGATTGAATCAATCGATATGAGCCCAGCAGCAATGATGCGTGAATATGTTGATAAGGTTGGTGAAGCTTATAAGGGTGGTAAGGTAGCTGGTACAGCAGAAAATCAAGTAAACACTAAGTCAACTGTTGCAAAGAAGAACGATATGGGCGGTACAACTGCTAATATTGCAAAGGGAGGAACAGGTAGCGAAAAGGGAACAACTGGTGGATTACTAGCTCCTACAACTAAGCCACAGGACGGCGGAAACGTAAATGTTCCTGGTGCTAAGAATGCAACTAAGTTAAGTCCAGTTGCAAAGGGACACGGCGCTGAGAAGAAGGGTACTGGAGAATCTGGTACATTCACTAAGAGTCTTTTTAAGTAAGGAAATATAAGTGATCTATCTCCAAGAACATTTAACATTCGACCAAGCACAAGTGGTCGTTGAGAGCGATGAAAAAGATGGGAAGAACTTACACATGGTAGGTATCTTTATCCAGGGTGGCGTAAAAAACGCTAACCAGAGGGTATATCCTGTGTCAGAAATCGCTAGGGCTGTCAAAACACTTAACGATCAGATGGCCGGCGGATATAGCGTACTTGGAGAAGTAGACCATCCACAGGATTTAAGGATTAACTTAGATCGTGTATCTCATATGATTACACGTATGTGGATGGATGGTCCTAATGGATACGGCAAGTTGAAAATACTTCCAACTCCAATGGGCAATTTAGTAAAAACGATGTTAGAATCAGGTGTAAAATTAGGCGTCAGTAGTAGAGGAAGTGGCAACGTCAAGGAAGATGGTTCAGGTCAAGTAAGCGATTTTGAAATCATCACAGTTGACGTTGTTGCTCAACCAAGTGCTCCTGGAGCTTATCCTACTCCAATCTACGAACACCTCTTAAACACACGAGGTGGAAATCAGGCAATAAACTTAGCAAGGCAAGTAAAAGAAGACCCAAAGGCACAAAAGTTTTTAAAAGAACAACTCGTAAATATTATACGCGGGCTCCAATAAAGTAGGAGAATCACATGTTGGAAGTATTAAAACAGTTATTTGAGAACAATGTGGTTTCCGAAGAGTTTAAAACGGAAATCGAAGATGCTTGGAACAAAAGAATCCAAGAAAATCGCGACACAGTAACAGCTGAACTCCGTGAAGAGTTTGCCCAAAAGTTTGAGCATGAGAAGTCAGTAATGGTTGAATCACTGAATAAGATGCTTGAAGATCGCTTAACTAGTGAGATTGTAGAATTTGTCGAAGACAAAAAGCAACTTGCAGAAGCAAAGGCAATTTATGCAAAGAAAATGCATGAAAATAGTTCAAAAATACAATCTTTCGTTTTTGATAGATTAAAGAGTGAGCTAGTAGAACTTCACGAAGACCAAAAGAAGATGTCTTCAAATCTTGTAAAGCTAGAAGAGTTCATTGTAACTCAGCTTGCAAAGGAAATCAGTGAATTCCATATAGATAAGAAAGAAGCTATTAATACTAAGGTAAAACTTGTCAAGGAAGCTAAGGTACAACTTGATCAAATTAAGTCTCAGTTTATTAAGCGTTCTGCTAAGATGGTTGAAGAGACAGTCGTTAAGACTCTCAAAACTGAGATGGCACAGCTTAAAGAAGATATTAGCTCTGCAAGAGAGAATGACTTCGGTCGCAGAATCTTCGAAGCATTTGCTTCGGAATATACACATAGTTACCTAAACGAGAAAAAGGAAGTACAACACGTACTAAACCTTCTCAAGAGAAAAGAAAAAGAACTTACTGAAGCTAAGTCAAAGATTTTTGAGACAGCATCATTAGTTGAGAGCAAGGAACGTGAAATATCAAAAATTCGTGATATAAATGTTCGTAAGGAAGTAATGAATGAACTTCTTTCACCTCTCGGAAAAGATAAAAAAGCAGTTATGGCACAGTTACTAGAAGATGTATCTACTCCAAAGCTGCGCACAGCATTTGACAGGTATCTACCGGCAGTAATGACCGACGGTACGGCAACAAAGAAGGCATTAGTTGAGGCAAAAGAAATAACAGGCAATAAAGTAGACAACAAATCAGATGCTGCAAAGAGCAACATCGTTGACATCCGTAGACTAGCGGGATTGAAATAAGGAGTTTAAAATATGTCAGAATTATTAGAAAGCCGCTGGCAGGACACAAAAGAGGCACTCTTAGAAGGCCTTAATGGAACACGTAAGTCAGTAATGGCTGTTACTCTCGAGAATACACGTAAGTATCTCGCTGAGTCTGCCACAGCTGGTGCCACTTCTGCCGGTAATGTTGCCACTCTTAACAGAGTGATTCTTCCAGTAATACGTCGTGTTATGCCGACTGTTATTGCTAACGAACTAGTTGGCGTTCAGCCAATGACTGGTCCAGTAGGACAAATCCATACACTTCGCGTTCGCTACGCTGACACAAGCTCAACAGCTGGTGTTGTAGCAGGTGAAGAAGCACTAAGCCCATTCAAGATTGCTTCATCTTACTCAGGTAATGCTACCCAGAGTAATCCAAAGGCAAACAGCACAGCAAGTCTTGAAGGTATCGCTGGTAACCGTCTAAGCATCCAAATCTTAAAGCAGATCGTAGAAGCTAAGACACGTAAGCTATCAGCTCGTTGGACTTTTGAATCCGCACAGGATGCACAGGCACAACAGGGTATCGATATCGAAGCAGAAATCATGGCAGCACTTGCACAGGAAATCACTGCTGAAATCGATCAGGAAATCCTAACATCACTACGTAACCTTGCTGGTTCAGCAACTGAGATTTATAATCAGGCTGCTGTAAGTGGTACTGCTACATTCGTTGGTGACGAACATGCTGCTCTAGCTGTTCAGATCAATCGTGTTGCAAACACTATTGCTCAGCGTACACGTCGTGGTGCTGGTAACTATACAGTTGTTAGCCCATTTGCTCTAACTATCCTACAGAGCGCAACAACTTCTGCATTTGCTCGTACTACAGAAGGAACTTTTGAAGCTCCAACAAACACTAAGTTCGTTGGTACTCTAAACAGTTCAATGCGTGTTTATGTTGATGCATATGCATCAGACGCAACTGACGTACTAGTTGGTTATAAGGGTTCAAGCGAATCAGACGCTCCTGCGTTCTACTGCCCATACATTCCTCTAATGTCAAGCGGTGT